TTTCAAAGATGTTTGAGATACAGATGACTCTAATTCCCCTTGAGTAATAATGTTAAAAAGTCTTTGTGCAATTAAATACGAATCTGTAAGTAACTTTTTTTGTGTATTATTTGTAAGAATAAATAATTGATTGCTGTTCTTCAATCTATACGCCTCAAATTTTGAAAATTGATAATCATACTTCACTGCTTCTGAAAAATGTGCAGACAGTTGTTTACTTAATTTTATATACTGATATGTATACACTAAATCCTCATTCATGATATCACTCAAATCCTTGCTATCTTGTTTATAAAATGCTTTCATGAATGAAAAAGATTTAAGTTCTACCTGTGTGAAACCCATACTTTTTACTTCAGACAATGTTTTTGACCACAATAAATCATGACCTGACATCTTTTCTATTTTTTTTTCATCATTTGGGTCATATGTATACATCTCACCAATTTTCTTTCGAATTATATTCTCCTTGATTGAGTATGAATGTCTCATTAATGAGTAAGCTAATGCTAAATCATCTATGAGTGCTCTATATGGATTTTTTGTTGCAGTTTTCAATTTTTTAAAATATGTTTGACCGCTATGTGGATTTATTGCATCTGTTACACCTGAGCTAACAACTTGTAATTTGTGCTGAAAAATTGAGCCATACTCAATATGAATCCGCAAAAAATCTTCTATACTTTGAACGTTGTTTGAATATGACATACATAAGTTTCTCTTGTTTTGTGAAAGGTTTATATCTGTATAGACAGACTTCATAGTGTTTAACTTAGTCTCAAAACCTAGTGTTTTACCATAGAAATTCTGTATAACATTCTGGTCTGCGTTTAAACTTGCCAAACCTTTATGAAACCTAACATCTCTCATAAAGTCATCAAAGTTAAACATATACTGTGTTAGTGTGGAAGGACTATTATTTATATTCAACCAATTGATTTTTGTAGGAGTTAATGTTGCAACTGTTGATCTTGTATGTTTTCCATGGTCAATTGTTCTTGATTCGGCAAAAAAACTATATATAGTTGAAACAGTTGCATCACAATTCATAGATGTTTTTAAAATCTCATTCATTTCCATTTTAGTAACTTGCGTTAGCCCTTTATGTTTTTTGAAAAGTTGATTCTTGAAAAAGAGCTTTGTATATTCTTGCATAGTTTCTAAAATAGGCTCACCTTCTTCTTTAATCCCTACAACACAACATTTTTTGCTTGTATAAGTAGACAGTCGTAAAGTGATTTGAGCTCTTGAGTTCCTTGAATATGCAAGTGAAAAATTATGTCGAAAATACATAGCCTTCATCCATGTCCTTAATAAGTCTTTATCTTTTGGCTTAACAAAGTTGTACGATCGATGCTTGTCCCAAAAATCAACACTTTCTTCAAAGGTCAACTTAACTCTATCTCTAATCTTTTTTATTAAATTGTTTTCCATGTCAAATGAATACCTGGGATGATAAAATCGTATGCCTTCACTAAAATCAACTTCAGATACAAGTTCTTTATCCTTATTTTCTTCGTCTTCTACTTGTAACAAGTTCCTAAGAATTGTTTTATTATCCATGACAAAGGTTTCATCATCTAGCTTTACTACATGAATTTTATCTGGACAAAATTTTTGAATTCTATAATTATTTGACATTCCTTTACACAAGAATGCTAAAATAGGATGTGTATCAGGTATTCCAAATAATTCTATAGGTAGATCAACCATAGACTTTACATCCAAAAAAGAGTTCCTTTGACCTTCCATCAATGAATAAGCTCTGCACACATTTGCTACATGACATCTTTGCATGAAATAAACAGACGTCATTACAGTACCAACTCTAACAGCTTCACCTACTCTTGACAGCGCTGAATCCATATCATCTCGATAGCCAGTACAACCTAAATTCATACCACATTCTTTCAGTTTTTTAATATGTGGATATGTCATATGACCATTCAGTGAGACTAATGAAATGAATTCCATTAAAAACTGTTGTGTATTTGTCTTTTTTACAGAGTCATTGAAACCATGACATTTCATAATCATTCTATGTAATGCTCTAAATTTAATTAGGTCATCTTCTGACTCTGTTGTAATTATAAGACTATAATCATCACTATGTTCCATATGCTCAATTTTCATGTTACTTTTTGGATTTAAAAAATACCAAATATCTCGTGCAAAATTTGATGAACATACAGCCTTAAAAGAGCTCATATAATTAAACATTCCTTGTAAAAAATTCTGAGAGGATTCTATTACTGCTGTATGAGATTCTAAGTACTTTGTGTGCTCTGGGGTGATAAAAAAAGTGTTTTGTAATAACGATATGGGTATGGTTATTTGCTTAGAGCCCCACATTGATATTACTGCCATCATATATTTCATAAAAACGATGTCAACATGACCTGATAACCCTCGAACCATACTTGCAAAGCATTCCATTGTTTCTGCAGCTGACCATTTTGTACAATCGCCGTTAACAAAAAACACTCTTTCTTTTGAGCCCTTTCTTGACAGTGCTTGATTTATAAAGTTTTGCATGACTAACATTTTTTTATCTCCTGGCACTGAAATCATCTCATTTGGTAACTGTTTACATATTTCTTCAAACATGTTTTCCAAAACTCGCGCGCATGCTTTGCTTCCAACATTTATTACATAAAATTCTCTTTTAGCACCATATTGAGCTTTTATGCATATATCAGCTAATGTTTTAGATGAATTTTTGTTTATGTTCCACTCAGCCATATCAAAAACTGTTGATATATAATTGTTTTGTTCCAGAACGTCCAAAATACAATCATGAACTTTAGATCTATTCTTATTAGGCAATGAACTTTCTTTTGAGATCTTTGTCCGCAGCATTTTTGGTGGTCTTGGTTTTGTAATTGTATTATTATATTTTGCATACTCTTTCATAAACAGACTTTTCCCGATTTCCACTATTTTGTCTTTCTTTCCGGGCTTTCTTGTTTTTTCATCTATCAACTCTCTATCATATTCTGGTATTGCAGCTTTCGTGCTTGTGATATTACTTATGGGCTCATTAAAGTGATTTTTAAAACGAGTATTCCAATCAATACCTTTGAGGCTTGACATGGTCCTATTTACAGATAAGCTAAGAATTTCTGAGTCATGGCCTATATTACTTGTTTTATCTGTCAACATGTCCCGTAAATTATCATATGTGTGCACACCTGTCTTTCTATCAGTACTCAAATTTTCATATTTTGTTTGGTACTCTAGTATGGTGTTTATAGCCTTTACATTTTCATGATGTATATTTGAAGGTTCTTTTAATGTATGGACATATATAAACATGTCATCTAATAAATCCTGGAGATCGTGAATAATGAATCCTGTCCAAATTGATGGTATGTCAAACTTTCCTCCAATACTATCTTCAGATCTTTTACCGTTGAAAAAAACCGGTTGTTTAAAATATGTATTTCTCATATCTGTCCCAATAAAATCATGTGCTTGTTTTTTTAAATTTTTCATTCGATCAGCTATCCAAACCTCAATAGATGTATTATAAGGAGGTGAAAACTTGTCTAAAATTAACCTTTCAATCTCACTAAACTCTGAGAAACTGGCCATGATTGCATAACGCATATCTGCTAACATTTCCGCTATATGTTGATTTGTCGTCAATCCCAAAAGGACTTTCAATGAAAAGTTGTGTTTAATTACATCTCGCGAATAATCAAATTCATCTGATATCATATCATAATCTAAAATGGCATCTTTGTATCTCAGTAGTGAATTCATGGATGTTGAAAGGATACAAAAAAATTGATCCTTAAGAAAAGTAACTTTGTATGTCTCTATTCTTCTCCACTCTGTTGCAAACATATAAACATCTCTACCTAGTCCTTCTTGTTTCCAATAAGTTACTTTACCAAAGACTCTGGAGAACCATCGTATGTCATCAGAATATCCTATCACCATAAAAGCCTTACCAACATCTTTTCCTTTATCATGATAACTATTGTTCACAATATAAGTTAAATTGGGTAAACCTGCTGTGAAGAAAGATATAGTGTTACTTGGAAGGGAAAATTGATTAAAGTGCATAAGCTGCTCAGCAATTAAACTCTGGCTAAGAAGGTATTTATATGAAACAGTTTTCCTTATTTCATGCAAAATTGGTTGATATTCAGCAGTCATCATGTTTTTTAGTTCTGCAAGTGCAGGTTCATCACTAGAATTTAATTTTTTAAAAAAAGCTGTATATATATCATTTCCTTGGTACAAATCAGGAATTCTCTCTGACAACATCTCTAAAAATTCGTCAACTTCCCCAACATGATCAAAGCCACAGCTACTTCTACTTTTCGTACTAACTTTTTTTTCTTTCTTAAACCCGCTATGACTTTTTTTCCAAAATGATACATAACTTTCATCTTTGTTTGACATTGGCACTTTCATCATCTTTTGTTTATAAGCTCTAGTTTCATTCAGCATAGGAACATCTTCACCAACTTTTCTTAAAAAGTCAACATAGCTCGTTAAAGGTGTTTTGTTTTTTTTGCAATCTGTCTGGTAATTTATATATTTTTCTCGGAATTTTTCATCTGTTTCTTTGTCAATGTAATAACCATTATTGAATATACCAATATTAAAGTCAGCATGTCTACCACTAAATGAGTCTATAACTTCTGTAGCTATTCTTTGTACAAAATTAACACTTGGAGTATCTTGTCCTGAATTCCTAAATATGTCTAACATTTGCACAATTTGTTTTTGTTCAAGCCTCAGCTTCGACAAGATACCTTCATTAACTGTGCAAAATTCTTCAACCTTTAATCTCTCTGTTTTTAAAACAGGTGAAAATATTTGATGAGTGGGCCTTTCTTTACCAGACGAGTACTTATTATTTTCCACCTCTAATTTGTCAATGGAGTCTTGAATCTTTTCAATAGATGTTTTCTTTTCTTTAAAGGTGTTAAAAACTTCTTCATCTTGCAAGAGAGATTCTAGCATATGTGCACATTTTTTGAAAGATGAATCATTATATAATTGTTGTTCTTCTGCTTTCAATTTTTCAAATTTTTTAGAGTCATCAATCAGTTCCAATATATGCTTATCTAACACTTTGTTTTTCCCGCGTTCTAAAGAATCTGACATGTGCCGATCGAAAGATTTATTAATTCTATTAAATAAATCCTGATCAGTGTCTTTATGTTCTAAAACTGGATCATCTTTTTCTGTGCCAAACTCAGACTTGAAGTATTCTTTAATCAACTTTTCATCTGAAATGAACGTTTTAAGCGTATTCTGAACTTTAATAAGGTGATCTAAAAACAGTCTTAATTTTAGATAATCAACACTAAAACTGCTTTGAAAATAAAAAAGATCCATTAACTGTGAGAACTTTACTTCCAAGTTTATATATCCTGGGTCAATGTCACACACATAAATATCAAACTCCATTTCAGGATAAGCTCTACCAAGTACATCAATGGCACCTTTATATTTTTCAATCTTAAATTCAGCCTGCAAATTGCTCCTTGAGGAAATTGAAAAGTCAATCAGCTTAACAAATCGTGTCTCTGAAAGAATACGCGTAATCTCACCATCTTTGTCCAACAATAAAATAATATCAGGTGTTAATCTGCCTTCTTTACCATCTATTTCTTCAAAAATATGGTTTATAGGTCTTTCATTTCTATAGAAATTACTACCAAATGCTGCATACGCAAATACTTGATGAATAATATCATGTCTCAAATGATAACTCATTACCAAACTTTCAAGTGATTCATTTTGATTTTTTTCACCAACATCTAGCAATGATTTGCTTGCAGTGTAAAAGTCATCGATAATTGTGTTAATTTCTGTCATTTTTTCTTAGCCTTATTTTTTCTTCAAATTTAAATGATATTCCCC